CGTTTCTTGAAGACGACGAAGAATCCATGTCGCGCAAATCATCTTCCAAACTTGTAATGTCGTCCAAATGTATATTTGTCGACCCGCCCTTGTCTCCTCCCGATTTAAATCTGTCATTCATAAGCAGCTCTAAACCTCCTCCAAAATTTGATGATTTTCTACCGCCGTTACCGCCATCCCCAATATCCAAAGATCCTAAATCAATCACTTCCGGTTCCATATTTTTACGTTTATTTATTAATATTTAACTTACAACTTTTATTTTTAAGTCATACGCATAATAATTATATTATTTATTTTTAGTTATTTACATAAAAATAATATGATTAAATTCTGTTATTCTCTCGATCTCTCTATTCATCACGTATTTAAGGTAAATGTAATTTCATTCTACATTTGATAAAAATGCATCTAGTTCGAATGCGGATTTATTATAATGTAGGTGCGCATAATAGTATCCTTGGAGAAAACAATCAGCCAAATCATCATTCTTTTTATGCTTGTCATATGTTGCCATCCAATCATTCAACTTTGGATAAAACGACAGGAGAGATCTGCATACCATTTTCCCTGCATCCTTTCTCATCTTGTATAATTTTTTTTCACTTTCTAAAACATTATCCAAATTTCCTAATCCGCTTGCATTATTTTTTTTATTTATAATGGTTTTAAATAATTTCAACTTGTTTGTTGCCGATATAAATTCAATATTTGTTATATTCCGCATAATAAAATACTGCGAAATCATGCCTTGTAGCACATTCATTCTTCCCGCCAAATTTCCAATTTGATTTTCAATAAGAATTGCGTCGATTTTATCCATATGTTCTGCGAAAATAATATCCAAGTGACACTTTATATTTTTACCAAGATTGACAATATTGATTTTATTACATGACACCTTTTTTACAGAAAGTGGAACGATATACGGCATTTGTCCGTTCTTTGAATTGGACTTTAAAAGTTTTGGATGCATCGGTAGTTGCGCTTCTTCAGCATGTTTTTTGCAGAACCTCGTTACATCTTCTGGCAACATTGTATTCGAATGCGTGCAATACGTTGCCGATTTTTTGCACTTGGAACACTGTTTTAGAATCTTTTCTAGTGTTTCTTCTGTTTTTGCTTCTTCAACGTGATCACGCGACAAGTCAATTATATTCCATTTTACGATTTCTATAAAATGTTTACTGTTTTCGGTTTCAGTAATTGAAAGTAGACAATATGCAAGATTTTTTATTCCAACATCAAAGCTCAAGAGAATCATATTTATTTATTTTTTTTTATTTCAATAACATTTATAAAAATGTATTTTTATATTTATTTTCATGTATTTTAATATTTGCTAATATTAGCCATCTATTTTTCTCAAAACTAAAAAAAATTAATCTAAAAAATTAATCTAAAAATTTATTATGAATAATCCATTTCCGTCCGATATGATTGATAAAATATCGGACATTTATGAAAATCAAACATATTTAGAACGATACGGCGAGTATGTTTTTTTGGCAATCATTATATGCATTTCATTTATACTCGTGATCACGTATATTCACATAAAAATTAATATCGAGCAAATACGGGCAGATTGGAACAACCAAAAATGTAAACCGAACATTATGCCGTTTGCCGGAATGATTAATGCGCCTAAAAATATGTCGAAAATGGAATATGCCGAAAAAAATTTTGCAGAATGCACCCAAAATATTTTAACAGACATTACCGACATTGCGCTGATACCCGTGCATTACACGATAAGCATTGTTACTGCCACTGTAGGCGAGATTATGAGCATTGTGAACGACATGCGCGAACTGGTAAATAAAATACGAAATTCGGTTGCCGATATTACATCCGACATCATGTCTCGGATTCTTAATATTATGACGCCGCTAATAGAAACCATTATTACAGCGAAATCCATGCTTGGAAAATCGAACGGTGTGGTTACTGCTGTAATGTATACTCTTTTTGGCGTATACTTGTCGATTAAAAGCTTGATTGGGTCCATTCTTGAAATTGTTATTATTATTTTGATTGCCATGGCGGCGGCAATTATACTGTTATTTTTTATACCGATCGTCGGAGATATTTTAGCAGCTGCCGGAATTGTATTTTTTCTCGCAATTTCTGTTCCGATGGGCTACTTGATAGGATTCTCGAACAACATTCTGAATGTGCACGCATCGCGGGGTATTCCCGGTGTTCCTGGGTAAACGAAATGATAAAAAAGCAAGAAAAAGAAAAATAATAAAAACAAAAATTAAGAAAATTTATTTTTTATTTACTTGTTCATGATGATTTTTTATTTAGGAGAAAATGTAAACGAACAAACAAACAATTAATTAATTATTTTTATCTTTTATAAATGTATAAATAAATAATTAAACCAATATTATTCTATATATTTATTTTATAAATGGAACTTAAACTTTTTGGATATGAAGCGCGACTCGAAATTGTAGTTGCTTGCATTGTCATCGGTATGGTTGCGGGATTGTTCATGTTTTGTGACTGTTTTCAATACAACATTTTAGAAGGAATGACTCCAAATGATATGAACAGTAAAAAGGCCGATGACAAAAAAAAAGATGATAAAAAAGAAGGATTTGTGAATTTAAGCAACAATGAACTGAATATTGACGACTCGTATACGATGGGTTGGGTTAAAACTGCCAAACGGTATGCATCCGGAATGGGCAACAAGAATCGCCTCAATACGTATAAGGACAATGTAGGAACTCCAGTGCCTTTGCCTGAAGGCGAACTGTTCTTTTTTGCCGACAATAAATTCAAGCCAGAGTGCTGCCCGTCCACGTATTCCGACAGCACAGGATGCGCTTGTTTGAGCCAGGATCAAGTGAACTACATTAACCAGCGAGGTGGAAATCGAACGCTTGGACCCACCGAGTTTTAAAATATAGTTACATTTTATGGATGATATTTAGAGAGATTAGAGAGATTATAATAAATTATAAATTTTTTATTATAACCTTAATATACATTATATATTATAATAAAAATAAATTAAATAAATTAAAACATGTCGACAACAAAACCGGTCGGATGCAGAGCGTGTGGCGCCTTTCCTAGCTTTTCAACATATACCGAACCGCAATTTAGCAACCAAAATAATAAATATAATGTAAAACGAATTGAAAACACGGTGCGCGTGCCGTCATCCGAATACACCATGAATAAATCGGCGCTTATTGTGTACACTCCTCCAAAGAGTCAATTCGCAAACGTGAACTGGAACCAAATGAGCGACAGAGCCGTTCCTGGTGTAACGCACTCGAATGTTCCGTCGCACGGCAACTCCACGCGAACGTCTTTGACGCGACTCCGCCCGGGAAGCATGTCAGCCGGTGGAAGTAAAGGCGTCGACATGAAACACGGTTCGTACGATCGCTATTTATCTCGTTTGAAAGGGAAATCCGTTTTGCGAACCAGCCCGAATCCGAATAGCGCGCAAGTCAGTAATCCAACATTTAATGCAAAATCGATCAAGTGGGGAATTGCTTATAGCGAGAGCTGTTATAATAAATGTTAGAAAATAAAAAAATCACTATTTTAATTTTCTTTGTACATTATAAATATAATAATAATAAAATGACCAATGTTATTCCTGTACTTGCCCCCGCACCCGTTTTTTTTGATCAAGTTGTCAAAGGAAATGTTTATATTAAGCAAATGAGTAAAAATAAATATAAAATTACATTTCGTAAAATCGATAATTTTTTAAAGTATCAAGTTTGGTCGGATTCTTCTAAAAATTTAAATGAAAGACGCATAGTATATTATCAAAAAGCAAAAAAATGGGTACAAGATTTTATTTTATTAAATACAAATCTGAAGAAAAAATCAAAACCACTATTTACACCTACAGCCGTAATTGAAATTGGTAACAATAAATACGTATTTGTTCTTGATAAAGCGAAATTAAACTGTAAAGACCGCATTGTTTTCAATGTATCTACTAAAGAAATTGTTTTGTTAAACAGTACTTCCAAAAAAATGTTAAAAATTCCTTGTGGACATCATGACTGTGTTCGGTTTGATATTGATTATGTTTCTAACCAATCAGTTGATGATAACGCAGTAACAACTAACACATTTGAAACAGACGTTATAAAAATAAAAAGTTCCACCGTTTTAGTTTATTTTTCGGCGGAATGGTGTGGTCGCTGCCGATCATTTTATCCTACTCTTAAGGAAATCTCCGATAAATACAGAGGTAGTATTACATTAAAAACACTCAATGTCGATAATGACCCGGAAATAGTAACCAGATATAACATCTCTTCGATCCCACAGACGCTTGTCTTTGTAAATGGCGAGGTTGTAAAACAGATCATTGGTGGAAAGTCAAAGGATCAAATGCTCGAAGAGCTTAAAGATTTTATTGCATAATTGAAGAATTTACATATGCCAGATCTCTATAAAAGTTAAATGTTTAAAGATAAAGTTATTTACGTGTACATGAACATGGGAGGACTGTATGTCTCCGCCTTTTTAATCATCATATCGACAACGCTGCTCGTGACCGTGAATGGAAATGCGACCTCAATCGAACTGGAATCCTTGTCAAACAGTTTGCTTCCCGGTTTCATCAAGCGATACAGGTTCAACTTGGTAAAGATAATCTCCAGACAACGCTTCAAGTTGCGCACACCGTCCTCCTTGTTTGTGTGATGTTCCACAATGTATTCAATGGTCTCGTCGGGAATAATAATTTGCTCCGGCTTGAACGCCACCTCTGACTGAATCTTCGGAATCAAATACTTTTGCGCAATGTGCGTCTTGTCCTTCTTCGCATATCCATTGGTGTGAATGCGATACATCCTGTCGAGAAGAATCGGATTGACTTTTGATTCGTCATTGTAGCTGAAAATGAACAGACACTTGCTCAAATCAAATGCAATCTCTGAAAAGTACTTGTCATGAAACTGGCTGTTCTGAGACGTATCCGTCAAATGCGTCAAAATTCCCGTGATTTCTTCACCCTTTGGTGTGTCGCTGAGCTTGTCCAACTCGTCAAAGAAGATTACGGGGTTCATCGACTTGCAGCGAATCAGAATTTCCACGATTTTACCCCAAGTGCTGCCCTCATACGTGTATGAATGTCCTTCTAGAAAGCTGCTATCAGTAGCACCGCCCAGCGCAATAAATGCGAAATCCCGTCCTAAAATCTTGCTAATTCCCTCCTTTACTAGCGTCGTCTTGCCGGTTCCCGGAGGACCCTTGATTGCAATCGCTGAACCAAGTGCCGACGGGTTTGAAATCCACTGACCCACCATTTGCATGATTTGCATTTTGGCATCATTGAGTCCGTATACCGCCGAATCCAAAATGTCTTTTGCTTCTTCCATGAATGTGTGACACTGTTCTACGCCTACATCCATTGTAATAGGCAGCGTCTTGTGCACTCCAAACGGAATTGTCATAAAAGTATCGACCCAATTTTTCACCTTGAAGTATTCACCGGAACACGTGTCCATGTAGCGCAAATTCTGAATGCGTTTTAGCGCGATTGCCTTGTATTGCTGAGGAATTTTGGACTCCAGTAGTGTCAAACGATAGGGTTTGTCGACCAACATGATTTTATTGAGCTCTCCCAATTCTTTCAACACGTCCGTCTGCTGCTCGTGTGTCAAATACTTTTTGAAATACTTGAGATCATTTGCCGAATTCTTTTTTTGAAGCAAACGTCCGAATTTCCTTGTATTGCTTCTAATCTGTTTCACACTCTTCTTCTTTCGCAACCGTTTGATTTTTTCCTCTTTTTCAATCATTTGTTCCAATGTCTTTCTCGCAATCTTGTTATTCTTGTCTGTTGCAAGAATTGCTTCCATTTGCGTTTTGATGGTTTGAATCGTTGCTTCGTCCTCACTTCCAAACTCATCGTCTTCATCTTGATCATCACGACCGGTATTATCTCTTTTACCGTCATTTTTACCGTCCTTTTTACCTTTGTAATTCATCTTGTCTTTTTCCTTCTCTTCACCATCGTTGTCTTTGCTGAATATGGATTTTCCGTTGATGGTAAAACTAATATTATCTGCTTTTTCTGCAATCTCTGCTGCTGCAGCATTGGAAGAAGATGAAGCAGAATTCTTTCGAAAACCGCGAGTGGTAACTTCTTCTTCTTCTTCTTCTTGTTCTTCCTCGCAACTGCTCTCAGTCCCTTCGCTGTCATCATCGTCACCGCCACTATCACTGTCTCTGTATGTTTCGTCACTACCACTTGATTTTCCTTGGTCAGACGAAATGGACTCGTCGTCGAAAACCGAATCATTCAGTGCCGAATCATCGTCATCATATTGGTCCGACAAGTTGTCAAACGGTTCTTGCAAGTTAATGACAATATTGTACTTCCCAGGTTGTTCTTCTTCTTTCAATTCGCATTCTTCATTATATTTCTGTTTTTTAATCTGATGAAATTCATCTTTTGTGCGTTTTGTAGTTGCATCTTTTTTTTCAACGCTCTGCGTTTCTTGTTTTTCTTTCCTTTCTGGCTTCTGTTGCTGCTTTTGCAATCGTGCACTTCTTCTTGGATACCGTTCTTCTTCTTCTTCTTCTGATGATGACGACGAATCGACGATTTTTTTATTTCTTCTTGAGTCATTTTGTTGCAACGTTCTCGCCTTGTTTACAGAATATTTCGAAGGAAATAGTTCTGCGAGAAGTTTGACATACTCTACGTTGTCAAATTCCTCCACATCACTGACATCTTCTTGAGTGATATCACTATCACTGTCTCCATCATCATTTCTTGAACGCCTGTATTGAAGATTTGGCTTTTCATTTGTTGTCTTTTCATTTGTTGCCTTTTCATTTGTTCCTTTTTTTGAGGATGAAAATCCAGTTGATTTTATATTTTTTTGCGGCTGTTGATTCTGTGGCATGTTGTCTCTTCTTCGTCTATATACTACATTTACATGCACACATCTTTTTATTTCAATTTTATAAATAATATAATTCAAATAAAAATGAAAAAATTGAAATAAATTAAAAAATTGAAATAAATTAAAAAATTGAAATAAATGAAAAAATTGAAATAAATGAAAAAATTGAAATAAATGAAAAAAAACAAGTTACTTTATTATTATTTACTTTTTTAACTTTTTTTTATTTTTCAAATAATTTAAATACGTTGTAAATAATTGTAATACAATATTATTTTTTTTATATTTCATATTTTTGTATTCTTGATAGTTTTCTTGGTTCTTTATATGCATTTCATATGTCATAATTTGAATTTCAAAAGTTATTCCTTTAGAATCATATATTACGGTGTGTAAAGAGCGATAACCATTTTTTTTTGGTTTACTTATATAATCATCAACTTCAGACGGAATATAATTCCAATTTTTATGTATTATATTCAATACATTATAACAGTCAGAAACATTATCGCACAATATCTGTATGCCACGAATATCGTATATTTTATCTAACGAGGTAACTTTTTTATATTTTAATTTTCGTTGAACACTGCCTAAACATTTTAATCGCCAAGTAATGTTTAAATCACCAGTGAGCGTCTTGATTTCATTAATCATATTCTCGGTGTTACGTTTCTCTTGTTTTTCATTTAACTTTATAAGCATTCTTTTTTATAAATAACTAAATATTATATTAAATATTATATTTTTTATAATTCATTTTTTCATTATTTCAATTTTATAAAAAACCATTTATTTATAAAATTGAAATAAAACAATATAGATATATAAATATAATAAATAATAGTTAGCTCTTACAGCCAATGTCACAACCACCGAATTGGACGAAGAAAACTGTATCAAAGATTGTAGGTATTCAATTTAGCGTCTTGTCGCCTGAAGAAATAAGAAAATGCTCTGTCGCAGAAATCACGAGTCGAGATACATATTCGAATAACATTCCGGTGATCGGTGGCATGTTTGATCCGCGGTTAGGAGTTCTCGAACCTGGTCTCAAGTGTCCGACAGACGGCTTGGACTACATCAAAACTCCCGGATATTTTGGACACATTGAATTGGCAAAACCCGTGTTTTATTATCAATATCTCCCTACGATTATGAAGCTTCTGAAATGTGTTTGCATCAAATGCAGCAAGCTTCTAATTAGCAAAGAAGCAAACAAAGAATGCATGGATATGAAACCCGATGATAGATGGAGTCATGTTCATCAGTTGGCGACGAAAGTCAAGCGATGTGGCGATGACACACAGGACGGTTGCGGATGCCTTGTTCCCAAAAAAATCAAAAAAGAAAATCTGGCCACGCTGTATGCGGAATGGGATGGCGACGCTGATGAAGGCGCTGCTAATGAATCTGGTGGCGGCGGCAAAGAAAAACTGAATATGAAAATGACTCCCGAAGTCGTTTTAAAAATATTTAAAAGAATATCAGACCAGGATGTTGCATTTATGGGATTCAGTCCGAAATTTTCAAGACCCGACTGGTTTATCTGTCAAGTGCTCGCAATTCCTCCGCCCGCCGTTCGCCCCTCGATTAAAATGGACGGCAACCAGCGCAGCGAAGACGACATCAGTCACACGATTGTGAACATCATCAAGGCAAATAAAACGTTGCTTGAAAAAATGAATGAACCGTCGGTTAATTCCACAATTATCGATGACTGGCAAAGCTTACTGCAATACTTTATTGCGACCCAAGTGGATAATAACATTCCGTCATGCGCACCCGTCGCACAGCGTTCCGGTCGCCCTTTAAAATCGATTAAGGAGCGTCTGAATGGAAAAACGGGCCGTGTCAGAGGCAACTTAATGGGAAAACGTGTGGACTTTTCTGCCAGGTCTGTTATTACACCCGATCCCAACCTGTCGATTCGTGAACTTGGTGTGCCCAAAAAAATTGCGATGAATATTACAAAACCGGTCGTCGTAAATAATCGGAATCGCGACTTTCTGCAGCAGCTGGTTCGAAACGGTCCCGATGTCTACCCTGGCGCAAACATTCTGGAAAAGAAGACGGGTGGCGACATTTCGCTCAGATATATGGACCGAAGCACCATTGTGCTTGAGAATGGCGATGTTGTGCACCGTCACATGATGGACGGCGACGGCATTCTCTTTAACCGTCAACCTACGCTTCACAGAATGAGTATGATGTGTCACATTGTGCGCGTGATGCAGCAAGGCGACACGTTTCGCATGAATATCGGCGACACGAAACCATATAATGCCGATTTTGACGGTGATGAAATGAACTTGCACATGCCGCAAGACGACGAAGCGGAAGCCGAGCTCAAAGGACTTGCCGCCGTTCCGTATCAAATCATTAGCCCCGCAAAGAACAACTCAATCATCGGTATTTTTCAGGACTCGCTGCTTGGTGTCTACCAGTTCACTAGAGGTGGACTCCCCGGATTTGATGCGCGCATGGCGATGAATCTGCTGATGGGATACAAGAATGTAAACCCGGCGCTGTTCAGTGACCCAAAGAAGAAAATCACGAATTTTCAAATCTTGTCGCAGATTTTGCCGCCGCTCAGCATGAAATATAAAACCAAACAATTCGGAGGAAGCGACGACTATGCCACGTCGAACAATGTGCTTGAAATACGTGATGGAGAAATTTTGCGTGGACACATTGACAGCGGCGTTTTGGCATCGACAACAAGCGGCATGATTCAGCGTATTTGCAACGACTTTGGAAATTTCGCGTCTGCGAGCTTCATTGACGACCTGCAAAACATTATTACGGAATACATGAAGACGTCGGCATACAGTGTTGGAATCAGTGACTTGATTTCAGATAAGAAGACGACGGAGAAAATTGTGGATTCTATTAAAACCAAGAAGCTGGAAGTGAAGACCATTATTGACAACATTCACATTGGAACTTTTGAAAACAAGTCCGGGCGCACAAACGAGGAAGAGTTCGAATTGCAGGTTACGAATATTTTGAACAAGGCAAACGGTGAAGCGGGTGATATTGGTCTCAAGAGTTTGAGCAAGACGAACCGTTTTATTACAATGGTGAACGCCGGTTCAAAGGGCAGTAAAGTGAATATTGCCCAAATGATTTGTTTGGTGGGTCAGCAAACCATCGACGGTAAGCGCGTGCCGTACGGATTTGACAGCCGGACTTTGCCGCATTACTCGAAATATGATGACAGCCCCGGCGCGCGCGGCTTTGTTGAGAATTCATTCATCGCCGGTCTAACGCCGTCGGAGGTGTTCTTTCATGCCATGGGCGGTCGTGTTGGTTTGATTGATACCGCCGTTAAATCGGTTACGTGGGAAACACCGATCATTATTGTTGAAAATGATGTTCCAAAATATGTTAAAATCGGGGAATGGATTGATAGGCACATTGACCAGGATTTGAACACGACAAGAGTTCAACATATGGAAGAACAAAACATGGAATATTTTGAATTAACACACCCGGTTAAAATTGTAACAATGGATTATGAAGGACACGTATCATGGGAAAGCATCACGGCAGTAACACGACATGATCCTGGTGAAAAATTATTTAAGATTACAACAAAGGCGGGTCGTTATGTAACTGTTACTGCAAACAAGTCACTTCTTATTTGGAATGAAGAACTAAATCAGTTTCGTGAAGAATACACAGAAGATGTAAAGGTTGGCGACTTTGTTCCAGTTGCGAAAAATATTTGCGAGTATTCTGGTGGAAATAATAACGGAACTAATTCTCTCGATTTTGAAAATGGACTGAGAGTTGGAAATACAATTGAAAAAAAAATACCGAATGAAGCATATATTGCAAGTAAAGATTATGTGAAGGGAATGTTGACCGCATACTTTTCAAACCATGGTTTTATTTCTGATACCGCGATTGAACTCACTTCTACGAATCATCGTTTGATCGAAGATGTCGCATTCTTATGCTCTCGTTTGAATGTGCATGCAACCATTACGATTGAAGAGAGTGGAGCCGGTTGGTACACACTTCTCACTATAAGCGGAAAAAATGTTCATCAATTTGCAGAACAAATTACACTCCTTCATCCTGAGAAAAATAACAAAATGAAATCTATAGTTTGGACAACTAAATTAGACAAAGTGAAAACCATCAACGATGTTATTCTTGATGAAATTATTTCAATTGAACATGTCGATCCGGCAAATCATCCAA